ATCCTCGCCAAGGACCCATTAGCCTTTCGGCTTTGGCTTTCACTTATACTTAAAGATTTGAATCTTCAAGTCTAGCGGTATATGAAAGCCTGGCATCGGTTGAAGTTTAGACATCAACACACACACACTATTTCATCCTTTCGGATGATCTTACACTTTGTCTTAGATTTACGAATTTTTCTTTCTCAAAATTTCTTTTGAGAAATCGGATAATTTAATTAATTTTAGATATATAAAGTTCTTGTATTATGACTTTTAAAAGATAACTTAAATGAATAAACATTTTTATCATCAATCTTAAATCATGATAATCCTAAAGAAAATTTAATGATATAATCATTTCATTTCAATAAAATCATCTCCCCCAGAAGGTTTTTCTGAAGGATTTAAAGAACTTAACTTATAGAAATAAATTCTATAATTTTTTCTAAATTAATTTAAAGATGAGAAGCGTTCTCGGAGTTCATCCAAGAACCCTGACTTACTTAATTGATCTTGTATTCCCAAATATCTTTCATGAGATTCTCCTATGACTTGTAAACGATTATTAAAATCATTTACTACTTCAATGGAAAAGTCTTCAGCTTCCGGATGATCCGGAAGATCGAATTTTTTTGGTTCAAACAAGGTTTCAACTCCACTAATAAACACCTTCGAGTCAAACTCGCGAGGCTTATAATTAACTGGAATCTTATTAAGAAAGTCTGGTTGAATATTAAGGTCACAGAAGTTCAAAAGATATTTTCTTGAGACTTCCGTTTCCACATTCAAACTCATCATTTTTCCGAGAAAAATTTTTCGAAATAAACCATAAGAGAATTCTTCATTTCCATTCAGGAATAGAGAAAGAAAAGATTGATCAATAATATGTTGAATCAGTTTTCGATTTTTCTCATCTGAAAAAGGAACTTGAAGACAAGATAAAAAATTCAAAGGAGGAAGATTTTCAATACTTTGACCCAGGAATAAATCCCTGAGATTAGCATTGTTCATCACTCTCTTTTTAACAAATGGCAAAGCCGCTTTCGAAACAAAGTCTTCGTGATATTCATCACTTTCGACAAATTCGAAAAAGGTATCTTCATATGTTTTTGATTTTTCATCTACAAGTTTCTCTACTGATAAGTAAGGAATAGCGATACAACCTTTTTTAGGTTCTATCTTCTTGAAAAGATCGTGTAAATAAACCAACATCTCAGTACGTTTAGTCTGAGCGGTTTGATCACGTTCTCCCCAGGAAAAAGCTAATCCTCCATGAGTTAAAGGTACATGTATCGATCGAACTGTTTTTGACAGTTTCTTTCGATTAATACTCTTAAATAACTCTTGGACTTCAGTAGGAGACTTGTCTCCCATGTTTAATTCGAGATCTCTAAGACACTCTCCTAAAACTTGGCTTCTACGATCTAGAACCCTTTGTTTACCAGAATTCAAAACCTGTCCATCAAGGATAAGTTGAGAATTGACTGTACCATATCGTTTATGAATATAGTTCTTCCCTAAGGATAAACTTAATCCATAATCTTGGACTCTTTCTTTCCAGATTGGATAATCAGATGCTTTTGTTCGCATTAGAATATCGTCTCCATTAATGAGATATTTCTCAGGAGAAAGTCCAATTGATTTAGCGGTACAATCGTTAAGTAAACAGAGAAGTGGAAATGATAGAAGAGATCCCATCAATTGACCAGATTTTTGAAGAACAGGTTCTAAACCTGAACTCTTCGGATAAACTAGTAAATGAGGAGAAATTTCTTTCATTGCCCATCTTTTCGTAGGCTCATGATCTATAGATTCTAATATACCTTCAAGTAAAGCTTTCGAAGCTTCTATTGAAAAACTATCAGTTGCTGCGGAATAATCCCCAGAAATCCAAACATCTTCCGAATTACTTTGATTGTAAATTCGTTCGATAGCGGTTTCTAGACGATTTGTTCCATGTGTTAAGCAAAATTGGGGTTCAATTCCCAAAGCTAACCACATTGCTCTTTGAAAAGGTTTCAAACAGAAAGTTTCTCCTGCTCCCGCCGTAATCGTTCTAACCTTAAGTGGTTCCCTAATGGGTTCCACTCTTACAGGAAGAGGATTTGATGGTGGATAAGCATTATAACTTAAATGAAAGGAATTAGAATCTGACTGCTTAAATCCAGAAAATCCTAGACTTTCAGGAATTTGATCTTTAAATTCATTAATGAATAGATCTCTTCCAATGATAGTTTCGGTTGAATCTGAAGTAGTCATGATCGTTTGTATCCAAGTTTTTCGAATGTTTTCATGATATTTCTTACGATATTTAAATTCGAGTAGAACATCTTTCAAGAGTTCTTCCTTATCAACAGAAAGACCAAATTTGTTTTGAATATAATCATCCCAAATTGTTCTTCCTTCCCTGAAATCAGGGACTTGTTGAAAAAAGGATTCTGTCTTGATCGGAGTTCCGTCTCGAGAAGTTTTACATCGTTTTGAAATTTTTCTAACAGTTTCTTCATGAAACAAAAGGTTATTTCTTCGAATCCAAGATGGCTTCTCATTTAAGAGATGACATTCATGATCCTCTATATAGATTGGAAAATGAATTCTTCTCCAAAAAGAGGCATCATCAAGGATTCCTGAAGATTCCGTATAAATAACTGAAAGTTGTTCTCCATACCTCAAATTTGAGGTAACGATAATAATAGGACTCGTAAAATACGTGCCCTTTTCAGTTAAATCAGCCATTGGGAGAATATAAGGATTACAAGACACAAGTGTCTGAAATTCCTTGATATCTCCACCATCCTTTGATTGACCTAAATCATCAAGGATAACAATTGGTTGACCACGGTATCCATCCCAATGTTCAACATTACATGTACGTTCGTACGTTAAATCAGAGAATGGTAAACCAGGAAATTGGAATCTAAGAGCGCTAATGATTTTTGGAATCATAGAACTCTTTCCTTGTCCAGGTTGACCAAATAGTCCAATCACGAATGGCTCCATACGATCAGTCTTCTCAATAGAAGAGTTAACTGAAGTAGAAAGCCTATCATGATAAACTAAGTCTCCTTTAACCCCTCCCTTATCACGAGGGAAGGAAAATGTTGCTTTATTGGTAGGATAAAAACCTTTGTTAGGATCATAAAATTTCTTTACCAATCTTCCAAAATCAAGTCCTCTTTGATATAAATCTTTAAGGGCTTCTTTGGAAACTCCAGGATGTTCACTTGAGAGTTGTTCTCGATGCGTTTTTAAGGCTTCTTGAACAAAACTTTCAGGAACTTCTTGACAAAGGACTTTTGATTGTAAGAGAGAGAAGAAAAAGTTAACTCTTTCTTCTTCTTTCAAACTTTTGAAAAATCCACGAAATTGATTTGGTACAAGATCAATCCTTTTACCTTCCGGTAATTCAGACTGATCCATAGAAATACTAACATGAAAACAAAGAGAGTTCTTTAGACATTTTACGATATCCTTTTCTTCATTAATACCTCCTTTTTTAAGGGAAGTATAAATATGAATAAAGATTTCAGATAAATGGTTTTTATTCTTTCTTACGAAGGACCCATTACGAGTCCTCTGAGGAAAAGAAAATTTTCCATAATCTTTCATCTGAAGAGTTAAGTAAAATGCCCAAGAAAGGCGTAAGGAATGGGCAATTCTCCGATAGTCTTTAAAGATCATCGGATAATGTCCGTTAATAGTGTCTAGTGGAATCTTATTCTCTACACAAAATTCTAGAAGATTAAAGTCATTCGACTCTTTTCCTCTTTTCTTAAGTGTTTTAAATAAAGAAACCACTGGTTGTGTGTTTGCAAGAATTTTTCTTTCGACATTTGGGACGTTAATTAAAACGTCTCGACCTTTGTAGGTATAAACCATACAAGAGTCCATTAAAGTCAAAAGAGATTTCAAGCATTTGTCTAGCTGGTGTTCAGCTCTAAAGAAAGTTCTCGAAAAGAATCTTTCCTCAAAGCAACACCATGATTCGATACCATCCAGAAATGACTCCTTAACTGGAGTCGCAGTTGTTCCTTCTTTTTCGGGAGGAACTACCTGTATCAGGGTGATAGTAGCAGAAATCAATAAGACTCCTAACGCTAGCCATGCGTTAAGAGAATTTGTTAAATTTTTGTTCAATCGGTAAATCAGCTTCAAAGGAGTGGGGGAACCTCCATTTCAACATTCCAAAACCGAACAAATTTCCAACGATCGAGACATATGTCTCATGATGATGACCATTTTTGG